CCTTTACAGAGGATTTGAAGATGGCAAACGTATCGATAAGAAGATTCCCTATATGCCAACTCTGTTTATTCCTACCAACAAAGAGACTGGATGGAATACACTACAGAACAATCCTGTCCAACCCGTTACATTTGATACGATGCGTGACGCTCGTGACTTCATTAAGAAGTATGAAGGTGTGGACAACTTTCCTGTCTATGGTACCACTAACTACGTTAACCAGTTTCTGACTGATCGCTTCCCTGGTGAGATTAAGTTCGATCGAGATAAGGTCAATGTGACTTCTCTTGATATTGAGGTACACTCAGAAGATGGTTTCCCTTTTGTTGCGGATGCTGCTCATCCAGTGACAGCTATTACTATGAAGAGTAACCAATCAGATACTTACTATGTGTGGGGGCTGAAAGACTATGATCCAGACAAGTGTCCCATTGAGGGAGTTAACGCAATCCATTATAAGAAGTGCAAAGACGAGATCTCTTTGTTACTCGATTGGTTGGGTTGGTGGCATGATTCTCGGTATTGTCCCGATGTGGTTACGGGTTGGAATACTCGCCTATTTGACTTTCCATATCTTATTAATCGTGTAAAGAATATTATTGGTGGTGACGTCTATAAGAAGTTCTCTCCATGGGGTGTAGTAGATCAACGTGATATCGTCATTGCTGGTCGTACTAATATTGCCTATGAGATGATGGGTATTCAACAACTAGACTATTATGACTTGTTCCGTAAGTTTGGATATGCATATGGTACGTTGGAATCATACAAACTAGATCATGTAGCATACATTGTTCTGGGTGATAACAAACTATCATTCGATGAGGTAGGCAATCTACAGAATCTATACAAGCAAGACCACCAGCTGTACATCGACTATAACATTAAAGATGTTCAGCTTATTGATCGACTAGAAGAGAAGATGGGTCTGATTACTCTTGCTATGACTATGGCATATCGTGGTGGTGTTAACTACTCCGAGACGTTTGGGACTACATCGATCTGGGATTCTATTCTCTATCGATTGATGTATAAAGATCAGACTGTCGTTCCTCCTAAGGTATCAAAGATCAAAGAGAAGTATCCTGGTGCTTATGTAAAGGATCCTATGACAGGCAAGCACGATTGGGTTGTGTCTTTTGACCTCAACTCTCTCTATCCCAATATCATTGTCCAATACAATATGTCTCCAGAGACAATCATCGATGGAGCTATTCCTGGTATTAATGTCGAAGCTATCTTAAACGATAAAGACTTCATCTTAGATGATGACTATGCTGTCGCTGCATCAGGTCTGCAGTTCCGTAAAGATCAGCAAGGTGTGATTCCTAAGATCATTAAGCAGTACTATGATGAGCGTAGAGCTATCAAGAATCGTATGCTTGAGGCTCAGCAAGAATATGAGTCAGGTAAGACTAAGAAGCTAGAGAACGAGATCAACACATTAGAGAATCAGCAGATGTCTATTAAGATTCTTATGAACTCTTTGTATGGTGCTCTAGGTAACAACTACTTTAGATACTTTGATCGACGTATGGCAGAAGCTATTACTACATCTGGTCAGCTGTCTATCCTATGGGCTCAAGAAGCTATCAACAAAGAAATGAATAAGTTGCTTGAGACTACTGATGTCGACTATATCATAGCTATCGATACGGACTCATTGTATGTTCGTATGAAGCCTCTGATTGATAAGTTTGACCCCAACTCTCCTGTGGACTTTCTTAACAAGATCTGCTCAGAACACTTTGAGGACATCCTTGCTGCCGCTTATGATGAGCTGTTTAGAAAGATGAATGCATACGAGAACCGTATGGAGATGGCTCGAGAAGTAATCGCAGACAAGGCTGTGTGGATCGCTAAGAAGCGTTACTTCATGCAGGTACATGATAACGAAGGTGTTCGTTACGCTCAACCTAAGTTAAAGGTAATGGGTGTTGAGGCTGTCAAGTCTTCTACTCCTCAAGTCTGTCGAGATCGATTCAAAGAGATCTTCAATGTTATTCTAAACGAAGGAGAGGCTGCTACTCAGCAGTTTGTTGCAACCTTCCGTAAGGAATTCTCTGCGCTTGACCCAGAGCAGGTATCATTCCCTCGAGGAATATCTGATCTAGACAAATGGTCTGATCGTCGTGACATCTATAAGAAAGCATGTCCTATTCATGTTCGAGGTGCATTACTATATAACTATCATGTGAGCAAGAAGGGTCTTGATAATCGATATGAGTCTGTCAAGAACGGTGAGAAGATCAAGTTCTGCTATCTGAAGACTCCTAATCCTATCAAAGAAAACATTATCTCATACTCGTTGAACTTACCTAAGGAGCTTGACTTACATCGGTTTATCGACTATAATAAGATGTATGAGAAATCTTTTGTTGAGCCAATTCGCAATATCTTGGATGAGATAGGTTGGGATGTTGAGCCAAGAGCTACGTTGGAGGACTTCTTTGTATAGTCTAACTGTATTTAAATCGCCGCGTTGGTGGGAAGAACAGCAACGTTTTGTATATGATAATAAGACCCATCGTAGAATGGACTTTGAGTCTTGGGAGCGCTTTGTTAAGTTCCTGAGCAAACTAAGTGAAAGGAAGCTAGATGGTAAGCAAGATGCTGAACTTATTTCGCCAGCTATATTTAAACCTGATACTACTAGAAAGAACGACAATGTCATTGCTTGGGCTGGGTGGGCTGCTGTTGATGTTGATGATATTGAGATTGATGGAGATATAGAAGATGAGCTTCGTAAGCGCTTTGGTCATTGGACCTACGTTTGTTACAGTACTGCTAGCAGCACATCTAATGTACCAAAGTTTCGGTTGGTATTCCAACTTAACGGTCCAGTTACACAAGATCGAATCAAACACTTCTGGTACGCCCTCAACTCAGAGCTTGAAGACATCGGAGATAAGCAAACTAAAGACTTTGCGCGCATGTATTATATTCCTGCTAGTTATTCTGGTGCTAATAATTTCTTCTTCGTTAATAGCGCTCAGCCTATGGATGTCGATTATGTACTAGCCCGTTGGCCATATGATGATAAACGTGATGCTAAGAGCTTTATGGATAGACTTCCTCCTGCATGGAGAGAGCAGATTGTTGAGTATCGCAAAGGCAAACTAGATAACACATCATATGTTTGGTCGGGGTATCAAGACTGTCCGTTCTGGCCCAAGCGCCTTGCGACAGAATACATAACAATATCTTCTACTGGTTGGTACAGACAGATGTATCGTATTATGATTGCAACAGCTGGTAAGGCTGTAGAGAAGGGTTATCCTATCACAGCATCTCAGATAGTTGAGTTGTGTATGCAGTTTGATAGAGAGACTGGCAACTGGTATGAGAATAGACCTATGGAAGTAGAAGCAAACAATGCATTGGAGTATGCGTACAAACATGGAGTTATACAATGAAAGCAGACAGATTACATAAATCAACATCAGCGCGCGTGAAACGCAGAGCTTTAAAACAAGTCTTATTGGAAAAGCAAGAACGACTATATGCAAAACTTCGTAAGTTAAGGAAATCAAAATGATCGCAGGTAAAGTTTGGGGACAAACAGAACTGTTAGAAGCTAACAACAGTTTAGAGTTTCATAGAATTGAAATGAATGAGGGCGGGACTTGTTCTAAGCATATGCACAAATATAAATGGAACGGGTTCTTTGTTGAAGAAGGTATCATGAAGGTTCGTGTTTGGCAGAACGATTATGACTTGGTTGACGAGACAATCATTGGGGCAGGTCAGTATCATAAGGTCCCGCCAGGAGTCTATCATCAGTTTGAGTGTATACAATCTGGAATTGCCTTTGAGTTGTATTGGGCTGAGTTTTCGCATAATGATATCGAGCGTGAGACTGTAGGGTATGCATAGCACTACAGTTGGGTTTACGGCATCAACGTTTGATCTGCTTCATTCGGGTCATGTCGCAATGTTACGAGAAGCAAAAACTCAATGTGATCATTTGATCTGTGCAATTCAAGTGGATCCGTCTGTCGATAGAAAAGACAAGAACAAGCCAGTCCAGACTTTGGTAGAAAGATACATACAGCTATCAGCAGTAAAGTATGTTGATGAAATCATACCATATCAGACCGAATCAGACCTTGAAGACATCTTAAACACATTCCATATTAATGTACGAATCATTGGTGAAGAATATAAACACGGGACATTTACTGGTAGAGCTATATGTGCAGCACGAGGTATTGAGATATATTTTAACAAACGAGATCATAGGTTTTCTACCAGTGATCTAAGAGCGAGAGTGAGTAATGCCTAACATTTTAATTATTGGCCATGGGTTTGTGGGCCAGGCTGTTGACTATGCATTTAGCAACATACCAAGATACATTGTGGATCCTAAATATGATACAGAAATCCCTGACGATAACTTACTACAGTACGATCTTGTATTTGTGTGTGTACCTACCCCTATGGGGAGTGACGGCAGTATTGATACATCTATCCTTGATAGCGTTCTTCAACGAGTGAAGGATCATCCTTTAGTAGTTGTAAAGTCAACAGTAACTCCTGACGTTATTGAACAATACAATGTTGTTTACAATCCTGAGTTCTTGACAGAGAAGGCTGCTAATGAACAGTTTGTGTCAGCAAAGTTTCACATCCTTGGAGGTAAATCATTAGACACAATTGCTGTGGAACATTTTTATCGGCGTCACAGTCTTTGTGATGAAGCAGATTTCTACCACATGACAACAGCAGAGGCAAGCTATGTGAAGTATACTATCAACAGCTTCCTTGCACTAAAAGTAACATTCTTTAATCAAATATATGATACAATTGCAGCAACAGATTCGAACTTCATGACAGTGATAAAAGCTGTTGCAGCCGATAGTCGTATTGGATCATCTCATACAAAGGTTCCAGGGTTTGATGGCAAGCAAGGTTTTGGAGGGGCATGTTTCCCAAAGGATCTTTCTGCATTTACAAAGCACAGTGATAAGTTGACATTACTGGAGAAATGTATTATGATTAATAATGATTACAGATCGCAATATGAACTAGACAATCGGGAGATTGAACAACATGTCAATTATGGACAAACTAAAGAAGAACTCCAAGATCAAATCGACGGATATCCTGTCTGATTCAAAGTTCTTTAACGAAAAAGACTTTACACCCACAGACGTGCCGATGATCAATGTCGCATTGTCTGGATCAGTAGATGGAGGTCTAGCAGCTGGATTAACAGTGCTAGCAGGTCCGTCTAAGCACTTCAAGACTTCCTTTGCACTACTGATGGCAGGTGCATACTTAAAGGCGCATCCAGACGCCGTAATGCTGTTCTATGACAGTGAATTTGGTAGCCCACAGAGCTACTTCGAACAGTTCGGTATCGATACAGATCGTGTATTGCATACACCAATTACTAATGTTGAAGAGCTAAAGTTTGATATGATTGGTCAGCTAGAGGAGCTCGATCGTGATGATGAGGTTATTATTGTCATTGACTCTATTGGCAATATGGCATCAAAGAAAGAACTAGAAGACGCACAGAATGAAAAGTCTGTTGCTGATATGTCTCGGGCCAAAGCTCTCAAGGGGTTGTTCCGTATGACAACTCCGTACCTGACAATGAAGAACATTCCATTGCTAGCTATCAACCACACATACAAAGAGATCGGGCTATTCCCTAAAGATGTAGTGGGTGGTGGCACTGGCATTTACTATAGTGCAGATAACATCTGGATCCTGGGTCGTCAGCAAGAC